GCGGCCAGTGTCATCAGTTTTGACTACGAAGTGCATGACGGTACCGAGTGGGGCGCGGTCGGAACGGAGTATCCAAGCTCTAGCGGCAGCGGAAATATGTTGGCGCAATCTCTTGCAATTCCTTTGGCAATTCCTTTGAACGGGGGCTGATTTAATGACCGCAACCTCATACACTTTTGAAGCAAACGAAACATTCGATCCATTTGGCGATGCAGGTACGCTAACCGCCCACCACGAATATGGAATCTCGATGGATGGCACGTCAGATAGCGGCACTTTCGGTGGCGGTACTATCACGATCGAGCGATATATTCCGGAGCTTGCCTCTTGGGCATTTGCAGCCAGTGCGACCGAAACCAGTGCGATACGCTTGGCCGTTGGTATCCGCTCCAAGTTTCGCGCAACGCTGTCCGGGGCGGCGTCGCCGTCTATCAAGTTCGCGTATTGGCCGATTCAATGACGCAAGTCACACCGGAAATTTACGCTAGGGTTTTCGAGAATCACGCCGAGGGCAAGTTGATTCTTGAAGACCTGGTGCGCCGTTTCTGCGTCGCCGGTTATGTGGCCGGTGGACACGAAGCAGACCGCGAACAGTGCTACCGAGCGGGGCGCACTGCAGTCGTGCAGCACATCTTGAACCAGATCAACATTGCAACGGGAGTCGATAGCTATGTGGAAGATGAAACCGATTTACATGCAAGAGGCTGAAGCAGGTGGGGCCCCAGGAGCAGCGCCAGCTGCGCAGGGACCGACGCCACAAGGAAGCCAGGCGCCGGCGCCGGCAGCGGGAGGGTCGATCCTATCCCAAGGCGCAGCAGCGGCCCAGGCCGGAGGACAGCCAGCAGCCCCTGCGGCCCCTTTCGATTGGGTACCTGAAAAACATCGAGTTGTGAAAGAGGGCGGTACGGATCTCGACATCGAGGCCACCGCGCGCAAGCTGGCCGACGCGAACAAAGCGTTCGAGAAGCGCTTCGGATCCGGTGACGTACCACCGAAAACACCAGACGAATATGCAATCGAGACGTTGCCCGAGGGCATTACGTTCGACGACATCAAAGCCGACCCTGCCATGCAGTCATTCATGAAAGGGGCGCATGCACGCGGCATCACGAATGCCCAGCTCGAATATGTGCTCAATGAACACCTGAACATCATGGGCAGCACAATGGGCGCTGCCGAACAGATGAGCATCGAGGAATGCGGGCAAGAGCTTCGCAAAACCTGGTCAAACCCAACAGAATACGACCGAAATCTCGGCAACGCGTATCGAGCCATGCAGGCCTTTGCATCGTCACAGGAGGACATCGATGCCCTAGACGAAATTGGAAACAACCCGGCGCTGGTAAGGATGCTGGCAAAAATTGGCGCAGAGCTGCAGGAAGATGAGCCAATTGAAGAGGGTACGCCCGCTGCACAAAACTGGGACCAGGAGGTGGCTAACCTTCGCGGCCATGTCGCGTATAGCGACCCGGCGCACCCAGAGCACAAGCATGTGCATGCAAAACTGACAGCAATGTACGAAAAGCGCCACGGCACGCAAAAGTCAAAGCTGGGGGGCGGCAGATCTTTCTCATTCACATAGCGCCAATTTTGGCCACAAGAAGCCCCGTTTTCGGGGCTTTTTTATTCAGGAAATCTAACGAGCAAGAAACGCACACTGACCACCATAGGCCCAACCTTGGCATGGTGGACACCCTTTCTTGCCCGTAGCGATGACGCCGAAACCGCACGTAAACAGGCCCAAATCACGGACACCCTGGTCAGGCACATTTTTAAATACTCATTGGAGCATTAATCATGAGCTTCCAGATTACTGAAGCATTTGTGCAGCAATACGCTGACAATTTCATTCATCTTGCCCAGCAAACAACGTCGCGTTTCGAGCCGTATGTCTCGATGGAAAGCGGCATCAAAGGCATGAGCAAGTCTATCAACAGACTGGGCCAACGCTCTGCGCAGCGTCGCATCAATCGGCATGGTGATACCCCGATCAATGATCAGCCGCACTCTACCCGCTACGTTGATCTATTCGACTGGGAAGATGGCGACATGCTCGACGATCAAGACAAGATCCGCATGCTTACCAATCCTACGTCCGAATACGTCAAGGCGATGATCCAGTCGCTGAACCGTGCAAAAGACAGCGTGGTGATTACTGCCCTTGGCGGCACCTCCAGATCCAGCACAGGAAATATTGCGTTGCCATCCGGCCAGAAAGTTGCGGTCGGTGGCACTGGTCTGACCAAAGCGAAGCTGATCACAACTCGCGGCCTGTTCCGTGCGAGCGAAGCCGACGAGGAAAACGGCGAGCAGCTCTGCCTGGCCTATGGCAACAAGCAGCTGCAGGACCTGTTGAGCGACACCACTCTGACCAACAGCGAATACAACACTGTTCTTTCGCTGCAGAACGGCACGATCAACAACGCAACGCTGTTCGGTTTCAAGATGATTCCGTCCGAGCGTCTGCCGATCTCGTCCACCACCCGCTACTGCTACGCCTGGGCAAAATCTGGCGTTGTGCTGGGTGTTGGCGAGAACGTTGTGACGCGCGTCGGCGAAGATGCCGGCAAGGGCTTCAACACCCGCATTTACGCAAAGATGTCGATCGGTGCGGTGCGTGTTGAAGAAGAGAAAGTCGTCGAAATCGCGTGCGCTGAGTAATCAGCGTACCCCTGACTGAGAGGAAATAAATCATGGCAGTGGTATCCACGAAAGCGACGGCCATCACCAACGCCGACGCAAGCACCCAAACCCTTAACCGCAACATTCTGTCGGGCGCTCGTCTGCGTGAAGCGATCGGCACTATTGAGGCGAACAACGGCGACGACATTGGGAGCAAATACTTTTTTGCCCGCGTGCCGTCGAATGCTCGCATCAGCCGCGTCGATCTGTACTGCGATGCAGTGACCTCTGGCGCAATGGATGTCGGCGTTTACCAGACCTCGCAGAACGGTGGCGCTGTCGTCGACGCTGACTTCTTCGCGTCTGCCGCTTCCATCGCGACGGCCATCACGACCGGCACCAACATCACCCACGAGTCTGGCGTCTACGGTGTGGAAGACATCGAAAAGCCCCTGTGGGAAGCGCTGGGCTTGTCTGCTGATCCTGGCCGTCATTACGACATCGTAGGCACTCTGACAGCCGCAACAACTGCAGCTGGCACCGTGTCGCTGGTAGTTCGCTACCAGGACGGCAACTGATCGAAGCAAGCAAGAAACGGGGCCACACCGGCCCCGTTTTTTTAGGTGGGGAATATGGCAAGCAAAGTCGACATTTGTTCTAACGCGCTGCTAATCCTCGGCGCGCAACCTATTAACTCACTCGACGAAGAAGACGACCGCGCCAGGCTCGCATCGAACCTATATGACGGAGTAAAGCTGGCTGTTATCCGGGCGCACCCCTGGAATTGCTGTGTTACACGTGCAGCATTGTCTCCTCTGTCATCCGCTCCCGCATTTGATTACGCCTACCAATTCACGCTGCCTCCGGATTGCGCAAAGATCCTGCAGGTAGGCGAGTACCTTACCGAGGTCGACTATCGTATCGAGCGCGGCAAGATCCTATCGAACGAATCCGTCATATACCTGAAGTACATCTCAACAGACGTCAGCGAAGGAGCGTTCGACTCGCTGCTCACTGAAGCCATTAAATACGCAATGGCAGCCCAGATGGCGTATCCCATAACGCAGACGGCCAGCATGGCAGAGCTGATGGAAAGCAAATATCAGATGGTTTTGCGTGAGGCCAAAACGGTAGACGGGCAAGACGATCCACCGGAAACCCTGGGCGACAATGCGCTCTATGCCTCCCGCTTCGGCGGGCGTCGGTGGTAAGCATGCCAAAAGCCACTGTCATTCAAACCAATTTCACTGCCGGCGAATTGAGTCCTCGTTTGCATGGCCGCATCGATATCGCCAAATACCAGAATGCAGCAAAAAGAATGCGTGACGTGGTACCTGTGCAGCATGGCGGCGTAGTCAGTCGGGAAGGCGGAAAGTACGTTGCAGAAGTAAAGGATTCGTCCAGCGTAACCCGCCTGATCCCGTTCATTTATTCAACGTCCGATGCCTATGTGCTCGAAGTGGGCGTTAATTACATCCGTTTTTACAAGGATGGCGCCCAGATTTTGAGTGGGGGATCGCCGTATGAAATCGCATTCCCGCAAACAGCCTACGATTCGTCAATTATTTTCGAGATGGATTACACTCAAGGCGAAGACACCATGCTTTTTTTTCATGAAAGCTTTTGGCCGCGTCGTCTTCGCCGTTTTGCTGATAGTCATTGGGTGCTTGATTCTATGCCTGTTGCTAATCAGCCTTATATCGATCGAGGAGAAACCAGAGGCATAGCGCTTACGTTTGGCGCAACGTCAGGCACTGGCATTACCGTCACCAGTGCGGCGCATTGGTGCGCGGCTGATGTTGGTCGTGAAATTTTGTATCTTGGCGGAGCGGCAACTATTGTTGCGGTCGTAAGTCCCACGCAGATCACAGTTAATATCACGGTTCCATTCTCAACAACGAGCATTCCTGCATCGCTCTGGACGCTGACGGGAACTCCTGTTTCAGAACTAACCCCATCGGCTGCTGGCCCCGTTGGTGCAACTATTACGCTTACCCTGACAACGCCTGGCTGGCATACGAACATGGTTGGCTATCGTGTGCGTATAAATGGCGGAGTTTGTGAAATACAAAGCCTGAGCGGAGCAAGCAACGAAATAGCAAACTGCATTGTGCTGACCGAGCTCACTGGAACGACTGCGGCACCGTATGAATCGTGGACGATAGAAGGCGTCGCTTTTCACTTGGTTGGGTCATATCCGAGCACAGGCACGATTCACGAACAAAGGCTAAATTTGGGCGGCTCACCTCTTTATCCGCAAACGATCTTTGGCTCAAAAATAGGCCAGTATTACGATTTCACAACCGGCGTGAATGACGACGATGGATACTCGTTCAAGATAGCCTCAGATCAGGCAAATCCGATTTTGTTCTTGGCAAGCGGTCGCTCCTTGATGGTGTTTACCTATGGCGGCGAGTTTACTGTCGAGGGCGGAACCGAGAAGCCGATCACGCCAACAAATCTGCAGGTCAAGCTGCGGACAAACCGGGGATGTGCACGCGTCAGGCCGGTGCGAGTTGACTTCGAAGAAATGTATGTCCAGCGGTCTGGCGGGAGGATATTCGCATTCGGGTATAACGCGTCGGCATGGGATTGGGCGTCGTCAGATATCGCCCTGCTTTCTGAGCACCTCGTGTCAGGTGGGGTAACAGAGCTTGCCTATCAACAAGATCCTGACCCGCGCATTTACGCAAAAAGAGCCGATGGAAAGCTGGCCGTGTGCTCATTTTCCCGAGAGCAAGATATCAATGGGTGGACACTTTGGGATTTGGGCGGGGCAGTAAAATCAATTGCAGTAACGCCAACGGAAACAGCAGAGCGAGTTACGGTAATCGTCGAGCGTGAAATAGATGGCGATACGGTTCAATACGTTGAGGTGCTGGCGCCAGGGGTGTTTTTTGACTGTGCCATAACCGGCAGCAGCGGGCCAGGTGCAACGACATGGGCCGGGCTTGGCCATCTTGAGGGCGAGACGGTAGGCGCCGTTGCTGATGGCTATTATGCCGGCGAGTTCACTGTTACGGGTGGCGAGGTCACGATCCCGACGGCAGCCACTGCTGTGACGATCGGCCTGCGCTACATCCCCACCATTGAACCCCTCACGCCTGACCTGGGCGGCGGTTATGCACAGGGCAACTCGCTGCGTGTGGGTGAAGTGTCGATGCGGTTCCTTGAAACCACGAACTGCCAAGTCAACGGCGACGAGCTCTCGTTCCGGCAGCTGGGCACAACGCTGCTCGACCAACCACTTGAACCCTATACCGGCCTGAAGCGCATCGAGTCGCTCGGCTGGAATCGAGGTGATGCAGAAATGGTCATCACCGCGCAGTGGCCGTTCTCATTCCACCTGTTGTCACTCATCCGAAAAATCACCGTCAACGACTGAGGCATACATGAACTTTCTGGGGATGATCGGGAGTTTAGTTCAGTTGGGTGGCTCTATCCTGGAAGGGCGTGCCAATAAAGACCAGCTCAACTACCAGGGCAAACTGGATCAGATCGAAGGCCAGCAGGCCATGGACGACGCTCGCGTGCATGCAAAGCTAATCCGCGAAATGGGCAGGAAAGCCCGTGGCGAGGCGACGGCAGCGTATGCCGCATCAGGTGTCGATGTGAACAGCGAAACGGCTATGCAGGTCGATCAGGAGATCGCGTCAGCATCTGAGCGTGACGCCGAATATGCGCTACTCACCGGCAGACGAGCAGAGGCTGCTGGTAACAGGTCAAAAGAGTTTCGCAAATACCAAGGCCAGCAGGCAAAGGGCTCAGGGATCATTGGGGCTGTTGGGTCTCTGCTCGGCGGTTTTGGAAAAATGTAGGAGGCGCGCATGGCAAATATTCCGGTAGGCAATTTCGGTAGATCCACACCAGGGCAAGTATCACCGGGCAGCGCTTCGGGCGATTTCGGCCAGGGCATGGCGCGCGCAATCCAAGGGCTCGGGCAAACGATTTCAGCCATCGGCGATTATCGCGAGCAGCAGAAAACCGAAATGGCGCGGGCGAAGGCGGTCAATGCGGGGTACAAGCATGAATTGTTTGCAGCTGAAACAGTGGACGAAATCCGCAAAAAAATCAGCACTGGCGAGCTTAAATACCAGGATGCGGAAAGCTATTACGACAACAAGCTTAGCGCGTTTCCTCGCGAGAAAATCGACGGACTCGATGCTGTTGATAACGAGCGCTTCGATGGGCTCTTTGCTCGGAATGCTGCGCGCTACAAGCAAGACGTCGGGGCGCTTGCGCTGAAGGCAGAGCAGGACGACTACAAAAATCAGTTTGTGCAGGGGCTTGATACGCTCGGCAAGCAGCGGCAACTCCCAGGCGCCGACATGGATGCAATCAATTCGAAGGCCGACGTGCTTTCGGTTATGGCGCAGAAAGCCGGCATCGAGCAAAGCCAGTACACAAAATACATCCAGGATTTCAAGGATGCCAGCTGGTATCAGCACGCTACCGAGCGGGCGATGAAAGCAGAAGCGTCGAACGACGTCGCGTCGCTGCAGCAATTGCAGCACGATCTCACTGCAGACAATGGCTACTACACAGCAAAGATGGACACCGAGAAACGCAACGCAGTGCTGAAGGGCGTCACGTTTGATCTCGACCGGATACGGCAGCGGCAGGAAATGGCAGCAGCAAAAGTCGAGATCAAGGCAGAGCGGGCGCTTATGCAGTTTGATGCGCTGGTGTCGACTGGTGCAACTCCGTCGCAGGAAGCAATCGAGCGGGCACGATCTGCAGTGCAGGGCACCCCGTTTGCCGGCGAATTTCAGCAGCGTTTGGAGTTTGCCGACCAGGTGCAGGAGGTGCTAAAGCAACCCATCGACAAGCAGCTCGAACTCGCCCAGCAAGTCGAGAGGCAGGCAATGGAAAGCGCAGATAATCCGCAGCAAGTCGCCCAGGCAAAACGACTGGCAAGCGCGATCAATGCCAACGTGAAAACGCTCACCACTGACCCACTGGCGTATATCGAAAACCGAGAGGGCACCAAATTCGACGACCTGCCGCTCGATGCGCTGGCTGATATGTCGGGTGCACCTGCAGCGGCCGAAGCCATTGCAAGCCAGCTGCAAGAACGGGCGGAAAGTATCGCGGCACTCGAAAAGAAAAACGGCATGCGCATAGATAACGCGCTGCTTAAACCGCACGAAGTCGACAAGCTGACCACGATCATTGCGAGCAAAGAGGCGACGATCGAAGAAAAGCAGCGCGTGCTGCAGTCGCTGAAGGCAGTCACGGGCGATACGGCAACCTATAAGCAAGTGCTGCAGCAGATCGCACCGAAATCGCCAGTTATGGCGTATGCGGGCGCTGTGTCTGCATCGGCTCGCGATATTGAATACGACGCCGGGCTGTTCAGTGCGTCGCAAACCTTCAAGCCCGAGGCGGTCGCCTCGACCATGTTGAAAGGGGAGCGCGTCATCAATGAGAGATCCTTCGAGATTCCATCGCTGGACAAGCTTCAGACCGAATTCAGTTCGCAGATTGGTAACGCATACCGAGATCGTCCTGATGCGCTACAGGCTGACCTGCAGGCTGTTCGTGCGTATTACGTGGGTGCGGTTTCTGAGCGCGATTCGCCGAGCAAGGAACTCAATACGAAGTTGATGAAAGAGGCCATCGGCGTGATCGTTGGAGCCAAATATGACGCAGGTGATACGACCGTGCTGGCGCCGTTTGGAATGTCTGAATCTGAATTCTCGAACAAGCTGGAAACCGCGTGGCAGGTTGAGTCGGCACGTCTCGGCATGGATGGCACGCCGCTGGATGTGTTCGGTCTGCGCCCAGTCGGCAGCGGCAAGTATGCGGTGTTTGCCGGCAACAAGGTTTTGCCCGGGCAGAACGGGCAGCCGCTGATTCTCGACGTTGGGGAGTAGCGTATGTCGTTTGGTTTTGAGCTCGACACCAGGGGCCAGCGTGAGCTGCAGGGTTACATGCAGCAGAATGTTGCTACGCCTGAGCAGATCGACGAAAACGCAGGCCCTGGAATGTTTGCCGGCACCGGTGGCCTGTTCATGTCCGAGCTGGCAGCGGCGGGCCGATCGGTCGCCATTGCGGGCGGGGCGATTCCTGCCGCGATTGACGCCATGGTCGGCGACGACAACCAGGGCAGGCCGCTGGCCGATCGGTATTTCGATGCGGTTGACGATGTCACAAAGTCAGCCGTCGAGTATTGGAAACCATCACCGGCAGCCACCGGGGCGGCGGGTCGCGTGCTCGGTCCTGTTGCTGGTGGGCTTGTGCAATTGGCCGCAACCGGTGGCAACCCGTCGCTGATGATGCTGCGCCAACAACTCGGCACCGCTGTCGAGCTGGTCGACCAGGGCGTCGATGCGACAACGGCGCAAATGGTAGGGGGTGCTCAGGGCATCGCCGCTGCTGCCGGATTTAAGCTCGGCACGGTCGGCACGTCTCTCGGCGCAAAGATGGCGTCGGGCGCTGCGGGCAACCTCGCCACAAACGTTCCTGCCGCTGCGGCGTCGCAGGCCGTGCTTGAACAGGGCGGGTACACCGAGCAGGCAAAACAGTTCAACCCGTTCGATCTGGAAGCGCGCGCGATTGATGTACTGATGGGGGCCGCATTCGGGGCTGTTGCTCGCTACGGGCCGAAACCTGCCGACGTGCCAGCACCGGGCGATACTCCGCCACCACAAACCAGACTGCTACCCGAAGAACGCGCTGCACTGCTCACCGCGAGCTCGGCACGCAACTGGGACGAATCCGCACCAGGCAGACCGGCAAGCGATGTCGATCTCGCCATGCACAACAACGCCATGTCTGCAGCGCTTGAACAGATGATGCGGAACGAGCCGGTCGACGTCGCAGCGCATATCGAGGGTGCGTCATTCATGCCGCGTGCTGATGTGCCAGAAATCGAAACTATGCGATCTGATTTGCTGGCGCAGTATGACGAGTTTGCCAGGGCTGAAACGCCTGCACCTACGCCTGCAGTTATTCCGCAGGGGCTCGATGATAAGCGATTTCAGCGGGTGGCGTATCGCGGCGAGATGGAAGGCATGGGCCGCGAGCTCGTCGACGGCGGCGGCACTGATCTCGGTTATGCGGCAGATGGAACGCACAACGGGCGAGTGTCTTCACAAAATCCTGATTGGTTCAAGAACATGCCGGACGATGCCAAACTAAGCGTCAAGGCGGCGAGATCTGCAATTGATAAAGCGCTCAACGGCAAACGACTTGGCAAGAAGGAAGCGCGTTTCATTTCGGCAATGATGGATAACGTGCAAGAGCGTCGCGAGGCATACGCCCGCGAGCTGCAGGCGAATGCAGGAGAGTTGCGCCGGCAAATCGTTGAGGCCAGGCGCCAGGCGAAAGGCGAGGCAGCTGCCCGCGAAGTGGCTGATTATGGGTTTTTGCACGAGGAAGCCGATTACCTACCCGACGCCAATGCAATGGAGCGGGCCATATCCGACATGGCAAGCGAAGCACGAGCGTTGGGTGCAAGCTGGGACGAAGTATTCGACCTGGTTGATAATAAAAACACCGTTGACGAAATGTTGCAGGGCTTCGAACAACTGAGGGCGAAATATGAAAACGGACAAGCCGACGCAGGAACAGCTACGCAAAGACAAAATCAGGGCGCAGCTGAAGGAATGGCAAAAGAACCCGCCAACAAAGAAGACCCCGAAATCGCAGCAGCCCGAGCAGCCATCGAGCGACAGCCAGAAGGGGCAATGATTGACATGGGCGACGAAGATGCACCGATGATCGTGGACGTGCGGCAGGCGTGGAAACAAATCGAACAAGAAATGCAGCAGGCGAAGAAGGAAGCGAACGGCTTCATGGCTGCTGTAACGTGTTTCTTAGGGGGCTAAATGAGACCGCGTTGCGTACAAGCTGTACAGCAGGCAATTGGGCGCCCGCTTCGGGCCGCTGAAGATCGCGAGATAATGAATACCTTGCGCCTATCCATGCGGCAATTACAGGCGCAGGATCCCGCAGCGTTTGCGGCCATGACCGAAGCACAGCGACTCACACAAGCTGCGACAATTGCCGGGCAGCGCCTGCAGGCTGATGTGGCACTCAGGCAGCGCCGGGCAGCGTTGACAATCCTTGCGCATCAACGCATTGACGACATGATCGCGAGTTCTCCGCATGGCGGCCTGGGCGTGCTGAATCGCATGATGGCCTTCGACGCCGATCAGAAGTCGGGTGTTATGTCCATCGAGGCGCAGCGGCGAGCAATTCGCGCCTATGGTGTTGCGCGCATAGCCGATGCCATGGACCAGAACAGCGGGGCAGGGTGGCGTCTATTCGCAACTGACCAGGGCGTACAAGATATCGTGCGCGAGGCTCATGGGCAGCACACGGGCAATGCCGACGCAGCTCGGGTGGCGCAGGCTTTCCGCGAAATTGCCGAGCAGAACCGGCAGCGCTTCAACGCAGCGGGCGGTAACATCGGGCACCTGGAAGACTGGGGCGTGCCGCATTCACATTCGCAGCTGAAGATCGCGCGTGCTGGCATAACAGCCTGGGTCAACTTTGTGCGGCCTTTGCTGGATCGAAACCGGTACACTAACCCGGATGGCTCTCGCATGAGCGACACGCAGTTCATCGACTTTCTGGAATCGACGTGGACGACGCTTGCAACGAACGGCGTGAACAAGCTGGAACCGGGCCGCACCGGTGGCACTGGCGCCAGGGCGAACCGTGGCAGCGAACACCGTCAAATCCATTTCAGAGACGGCGATGCGTGGATCAGGTATCAGCAGGAATTTGGCGAGCGTGACCTGATCGGCACCATGCTCGGGCACATCGATGGCATGTCGAAAGATATTGCACTCGTTGAAAACCTCGGGCCGAATCCTGCGAATACTCTGAAATTGTTTCTCGACCGTGAGCAGCGGGCGGCGGCCGTTGCAAATCCAGCTGATGAGCCAACCATCCTGAAACAGCGCACTAAAATCGAAGGGCTTTACGCAGAAGTCGCCGGCACTCGTCCACCACCTGTATCGCGTCGGCTGGCCGACAACTTTGCCGCATACCGAGCGTTAAACGTCGCGGCTCGTTTGGGATCTGCCGCCATTACCTCGATCACGGACCAGGGCGTCATGGCCACGGTGGCCGGCATGAATCGGTTGCCTGTGACAAAGATTTTCAGGAACGAAACCAAATTCCTCAACCCGACAAACGCGGAACACCGTGTGCTTGCCCGTCGTGCTGGTCTTGGCGTCGAGCAGATGCTGGGCAGCTTGTCGCGCTGGGGCGCTGATGGCCTGGGCGATGTGTCTGAAGTGTCGGGCCGGGTGGCGAAAGTTTCCAACAAACTGGCAGAAACGGTCATGCAGCTGTCGGGAATGAATGCGCTGATGGAAGGTGCACAGCGTGCGTTTGGTTCGGTCATGCTGGATACGCTCGGCAGCCTTACCAGAACCGCCCAGCGCCTTGATGATCTGCTGCCTGAAGATGCTCGACTGCTTCGCGCTGCAGGCATCACCGATCTAGATTGGTCAGTGTGGCGCCTTGCACAGCCTGAGGACTTTCGCGGGGCTGGCGACACCGTGCTGACTGCTGAATCCATCTACCGGATCTCAGATGCTGACCTCGATGCGATTGCTCAGGCGAACAACACCACTCCGCAACGCCTGCGGGATCAGGCAGCAACTCGACTGATGGGGCATGTGCTGTCCGAGACGTCGGTCGCGATCATCGAGCCAGGCGCGCGCGAGAAGGCATTCATGTTCGGCAATGATGCGCGCGGCACTGCATCCGGCGAGATCCGGCGCTCGTTTTGGCAGTTCAAGTCGTTCTCGGTGGCCATGGCCATGCGCCACTGGCGCAGGGGATTGGCGCAGCCAGGCGGGGCTGCAAAGGTGAAATACATCGGCATGCTGATGCTGTCCACGACGGTGCTTGGATCCATGGCCATGCAACTCAATTCGATTGCCAGTGGTCGCGAACCGGAGGACATCGATTCGGCAGACTTCTGGAAGCGGGCATTTTTGAAGGGCGGCGGGCTCGGCATTTACGGCGACTTCTTGCTTGCTGACCAGACGCAATACGGCACCAGCTTTGCCGGTATTCTTGGCGGTCCCATGCTGAGCGACATTGAATCGCTGTACTCGATATACGGCAACGTTAAGCATAAGGACGGCGAGGATGCAGCGGCGATGGGGTTTCGGTTTGCAAAATCACACGTCCCGTTCGCCAATTTGTGGTACACGAAAGCCATCACCGATCACCTGTTCTTTAACCAGGTGCAGGAAGAGCTTTCCCCCGGCTACCTGTCGCGCATGAAATCAAATGCCCGCAAAAACTACGGGCAGGAATACTGGTGGCAACCTGAAGACGTTTTGCCGGAGTAATGCAGCATGAGAGACGACCAACGCAAACGACTCGAAGAAATGCAGGAAACTGTACTCGATCAGTTTCTCGACCAGCAACCTATCGAAGAGTGGGCAGGCTGGGATAATGCGGAAACCCGATCTGATCGGTACTGGACGATCAAGATTAAGGCGGCCGAGCTCGCGCTGTACGAGAAAATGGAAAACGTGCTTGCTCGCCGTGGCTCCACATCGGTGACGACTGGCGAAGACAAGAGCATCGAGAAGACCATCAAGAAGTACGAGGAAAAGGTCGCGCAAGCGCTTAACGGTGGCCTTGCCGACAAGTATCGGAAACCGACCCAGCAGTACATGCAGAAAGACAAACCGCACTGATGAAAGTTTCGTTCGCAGCGTTCTTCATGATGTGGGCCGAGCGCATGCGGTGGGATGTGCCAGATATCCACATTGCTGCATGTCATTGGCTTGAGCATCGGGGCGACAATGCGGTGCTGCGCTGTTTTCGTGGATTTGGCAAGTCCACGATTTTGGCCGTCTATAACGCATGGCTGTATTACTGCGACCAGACCTTCCGGATTCTCCACCAGGGCGACCAGGACGGCACAGCCTACAAGACCAGCCGTGATACCAAATCAGTTCTATCCAAGCATCCCCTGACCGCGCACCTTGCCGGCGGGCTGCGGGGTGACGTTGCGTTCTGGTGGGTGCCAGGCTCTACTGATGAGCGCAACCCGTCAATGCAGGCGGCGGGGATACTTTCGAACATCACGAGCTCACGCGCCGACGAAGTGCAGAACGATGACGTCGAGGTACCGCGCAACATCGGCACACCTGAAGCGCGCGAAAAATTGCGCTACCGGCTGAGCGAACAGACGCACATTCTCGTGCCCGGTGGGCGCACGCTCTATATCGGCACACCGCACACCCACGATTCCCTATACGATGAGGTCGAGCGCATGGGGGCCGATTGCCTCACGATCAAAATGTTCGAACACGAATTCCGGATCGAGCCGGGCGACGTGCGCGAGTTCGTCATACCATTTTCGCCGGAAATAGTATTTGCCGGGATTGGAGAATTCACGCGGGTTCTGGAGCAGGGCAAGGACTACCGGTACCAAAACGGTACCATTCAATTCGCCGAGCCGCCCACGACTACCATAGACTGCTACGCCGGGTGTGCGTGGCCGGAACGATTCACCATCGCCGAGCTCGTCAAGCGTCGCCAGAAGTGCCGCACCATCAACGAATGGGACAGCCAGTATCAGCTGCACAGCAAGCCTATCGGGTCGGTGCGTCTGGATCCTGAACGCCTGCTCGCCTATGACATGCAGCCCCGCATCGTAACTGCCAACAATGAGGCGGCCATGTTTCTGGGCGGCGTGCAGATTGTTGGCGCGTCGACGTATTGGGACGTCTCGCTGGGCAAGCTGAAATCCGATGCGTCTGCGCTGTCGGTCATCTTTACCGATAACCTGGGGCGTTTGTATTGGCATGTGTGCGCCGGCCTTTCCGGGGATCTTGATGCTCAGTGCAAAGAGGTCTGCGATTATGTGGCGCGGTATTCGCTGGGATCTGTGACCGTTGAGACAAACGGGCCAGGCGGATTTGTGCCGGCGGCGTTGCGTGCCCATCTGGCAAAGCGCGATCTCGCATGTGGTGTCATCGACCAGTTTCAGGCGACCAACAAGCAGAAGCGAATCCTTGACGCCATCGAGGCGCCGCTCTCGTCGCAGTTCTTGTGGGCTCACGTCGACGTGTTGAATGGGCCGCTCTGGGACCAGATGAAAGATTTCAATCCAGCCGTTACCGACCAGCCCGACGACTATCTAGACTCGGGGGCCGGCGCGATCAAAGCCACACCGGTGCGACTTGGCGTCGGTCATTTGTTAAGGAAATCGAACAGCGCAAAACGCGATCATTGGGAACCAGACGCGGGCGATTTTGAATACCAGATCGACAACTCATAGCCCGCGCATTGCGAGGGCAAATGACCGTACCAGTACAAGACACCCGCGTCACCTATACCGCGTCCGGGTCTTCTGACACCTTCGCATATCCTTTCCGAATTCTTTCCTCTGCCGACCTGCTCGTCTACGTTGACGACGTGTTGCAGACGCTCACGACTGATTACACCGTCACCGGGGTAGACGAAGAAGACGGTGGGAACGTGGTTTTCGTAGACAATCCTGCAGCAGATTCAGTCGTCGTTATCATGCGCGACATGGACTACGGACGCACTGCATTCGATTATCAGACGTCCGGATCATTCCGAGCTGAGACAATCAATCGCGATCTCGACTCGTTGGCGCTGCAGATTCAGCAGTTGGCCGAGAAAATCAGTCGGGCGCCGCTGCTTTCTGTCGCGACCGTGCTTGCCGGCCTTGCGTTTCCCTCTCCTGGCGCTGGGCAGTATATCCGGTGGAACAATGACGGCACTGCGCTCGAAGCCGTATCTTCGACCGTATCAAGCGGTACATTTTTGGCTTCAGGCGCTGGCGCAATTGAGCGCGAAGCAAACGCAAAAATGGGCGATACCATTGACGGCCGCGATTATGGCGTCGTCGGTAACGGTGTCGCCGATGATACTGCGGCCATCACTGCGGCACTGGCCGCGACGCCTGAATATGGAACGCTGCGACTGTCTGGCGTTTGTGTTATCAGCGACACGATCACCATACCGCGCGACAACATCACGATAACAGGTACCGCAAAACTCGTCGCGAAAGCGGGCACGTCGTTTGAATACATGATGCTTGCGACGTCACGCAGCAAAGTCGTATACGAAAAACTCGAATTCGATGCCAACCAAACAAACCGCGTCGGCGTGCAAGCGCACCGATTCATGGGCGCCGGCTTCTTGTCGTGCACCGATTGCGAGATGCTTGTCTGCAAAGCTCGAAACACCCTCGGCTATGGTGGTATTCCCGCTGTCGGCCTTGTTGCAGCCGGCGCATCAATCCGTTGCAAGATTTTCGGCGCAACGCTCGAAGATTGCGGCGGGATATCAGGAACAAATGCGTCAGATGGTGTTTTCACGTCTGGCTGGAATAATCTGATACAGAATTGCGTAGCAGCAAATTGCACAGATACCGCTTTTGTTATTGAATCGTCGAATTTTTCTATCATCGCTGGCTGTTCTTCATACAATTGCGCAGCTGGCGCCGCGATCACAAATGCAAGCGCTGATGCGACTTACGGCAACCAAATCAACGGGATGTCAATTTTCAATTGGGACGCATCGAATACTGGCGGCATTCAAATCGGCGTGCCCACAGCTACCGCTGGCGATTTGATAAATACAGTGCTGTCAGGTATCGACATGTACGCCGAAACCAGCCTAAACAAAGGCGATGGCGCGGCGATTAACATTCGCAATGCTGGCTCTGGTATTGCTCGCGGGGTGACGATTGTCGCGCCAGCTATTCGCGGGTCACGCAATCAGGGCATTTTGGTGGACGGTGAAGAAGTCACAATCACGGCACCGCGCATACGTGGTACGACCGACGCGTGCATTCAATTTCAGTCGGGCATCGACCACGTAGTTAATGGCGGTGTGCTACGCGGCGGATCGTTTGGTGTTTTTACTGAAAACGCTGCTGAAACTCAGGTGGTAGGCGTTACATGTAAATCCACGGTAGGCACCAGCATTTATGCCGACGATACGTCAACGATTGATGCAGTGATGAACATCATTAAGTCGCCGTCTGTGGCGCGTTACGGCAAGGCAGGCGGGGCGACGCTAAATGTGCTGACTGCCGAAGGTAACAACTTATCAATAAATAATCAGCGTGCTGGGGTTGCTGGAGGTGGCGCAGTAGCAGGCAGCTTTCTTGTGTATGACGCGACCGGCAACACCCTCGGATATGTGGATTACAAACCGACATGATGGACAAACCGCCGAGCGATCCCCAATTCATTCAAACGTTTACGCACTACTGGGCCGCACTGAGTGCGGAAGGGCAGGGAATGGTTATGGCTCTCCTCATCGCCGGGCTGGGTGTCATATACGACGGTAAAAAGAACAACTGGCGGCGTGACGTTGCCGAAACGCTCATCATGCCGTTGCTGTTTCTCGGGATCTATAAGGCCGGCATTTTGTGGTTTGGGCTGGACGAGCGGTCAGCGATACCCGTCGCGGCGGTCATGGCTGTAATCGGTCTGCAGCGCATCCGGCACGTCGTTACCGACGAAGTTAAGAAGCGCCTCCCGTGAGGCCCGCGAATCTGCAAAAAGCCGGTTTTGTCAACCGACTATGCCAGCTCCCCGCGCCAGCCGCCGATGCTGATCAGGACCCCGGCGTGCTCCGCTGCGAGCACGTACAGGACAGGGT